TTTGTTTCCCCTTGCTCGGATGTTCTCAGCCGCTTGAACTGAATAAAAAGTTTTTTCTGCCTCTCTTGCACACGCCTCACGCTCTGCTCGTGAAACCAACTCAGCGAACTGCATCAGGTTTGCGAGGTCGCCTTCAACTGTGTGTCCCATGTACGTAAACTCCTTTTTCTCTGGTGTCCACACACTGTGCTTGGATACAACAAGCTCGGCGTTCTCAGCCATCTCAATGATTTCATCTTGTGTCATATCTTCTCCTTAGTTAAAGTTTTCTTTTGGCGGTGCGCCTAGGGTGTTTAGAAAGCCGAAAAAATCGTTTGCCGCCAACATGAGTTGCGACGCCTCCATCTCGTTACAGTTTAGGGTGACGACCCCTGCGACTTGATCTTCAGCGCGTCCTATGATGAACACGCCCTGCGCGTTGCCGTCCCCGTAGCACATCACGATCTTGTGTATGAGCAGTTTGAAATGCTCTTGTTCTTCGTCTGACATGGCTCCGACACGGCGCTCAAGCTCTGCTTGGGTCATCATGCCTTCATAAGCCACTTCTTTTCTCCCTGAGTAAGCGTTGTAGTTCATCTATGTTGGTCTCTCTTGCTATGTAAGTTGTTCCGCCTGCTTTGTTTATGCGATCGAGTTCGCGGTCTTGTAGAGCCGTGGTTGTGCCCTTGCCAGCTTTGCACTCAATCGCTATGAAGTGTCCGTCCATGCAGGCTATGATGTCCGGAATACCCGCCCGACCAAAGCCGTTAGCTGGTGGCATGAAGTGGTATATACCAAGCGTATCTAACATCTCACGCACGCGCTTCTTGACTTTGGATTCGGGGGTTGCAGCCATTAATTCACCTGTGTTTCTATTAGCTTGGTCAGGTAGTGCTGAGCTTTGCGCAAGTCATCAACACCGCCCTTGTCTTTCCAACGAGACACATACTTTATTACATTTCCTTCCAAGTAGCCGATGTTGTTTGCAACAATATAGTCCCACGGCTGTATGGCTTTGGTCTTGTAGTGAGTACCCGCTACTTGCGTATGGTTAGCGCTAGTCATTGATCTCTCTCCTTTTGTTTAAGAATATAGCGTCATCAGGGTTGCGTATCCGTTCACACGATCTCCTTCCTGTGTTTGCTGGTTTTGGGCAGTTCTCAGGCACGTCAACGACGACCCATACTGCCGACAATGTGTTGCGAAAGACAGACTTCTCCCATCGATCGATGTACACACCAAAGACACTCTCCAATGCTTTGTTGACAACGCGCTTGTCTATGCCAGTTATATCGGCTATCTCGCGTGACTTCAAACCCTCGGGGTGTCTTTTGAGTAGCTCACGAATGATGTTGTGATTACTCTTCACGTTTCATGCTCCTTTCTTTTTCTTTGGCGTCCATGCAGTATTTGTATATAAACTTGTGTAGCCACGCTGTTATTCGAAGAAACCCGCCACGAGGGTCTTTGTCTTTTTGGCATTTCCAGCACATTTTCCATTTGCTGTTCATGACGCGCTCGTTGTGGCGCTTTGCAGATGTAGCAAATAGGTTTTCAGCCACTACACTTAAACGTCCTTGTCCTCTCATGGTTTCTCCTTCAGCACGGCTTCAAGCCTGTCAAGGGCGGCATCCCATACATCATAGTCGTGGGACTCATTAAAGGCGCTGAAAGCGGCCCTAGCCGTCTTCTCAACACGCTCGAGATACTCCATGCGTTTCTTTTCTTCATCAGTCATGTCAGCCTCCAAACATTTCTTTGAGGTGGCGGTACAAATCATGCGCTTCGTACACAGTCATGTCCTTCAGGATGCTCTCTGGTGACTTGGGGCGCACGAGCGAGATCATACGTTTGGGTATTTCCACACGCGCAGGCGTACCCATGGCGTAAGCCGCCGCGTCAAAAGCAGCTTGGCTAGGCATGGGGGTGTTCTCTAGCTTCTCACGTAGCAACGCACCGATGCCTGTAACAGCTTTCTTCTCGTACTTGCGCTTGGGTGGTGCTGGTACTTGCTCCATCTTCTTCATCGCCTTGAGCGACTTGATTGGGCGGTATTCGGGTATGTCGGCGTAGTATGCGTTATTGGTTTCGTGAATCATATTATTACGGCGCATCTGTGCTATCAGACTGGATGTTGACCCGCCTGCAAAGCCTTGATGTGCAAGAGCCTCGATTATCTCCTTGCGTGTGGAGCCGGGATTGTCCTTGATGTAATTAAAAGTCACACGAGAGATGTTGTTGGTTACGTTGAATGTTTTCTTCACGGGAAGTTCCTTGGTTGGTTGGGTTGGTTGCGAAAAAGAAGCTGACACTGGTTGAACAGAGGGGGTATCCCCATCGTCGTCCCACTCTTGTAATGTTTTGCTAAGTGCTTGTTTGAAAGCGGTTTGAATGTCAGGCATTTAGATTCCTCCAGTTAGTAGCATGACGATGAAAATGAAAGCAATAATCCCGATGGACTGTATCGTTGTGAGCAGTAGCTTATCCATCCCCTGCTTGTCGCCAAGCAGTACGCCCTGTACCCATTCGGACTCAGGCGTAGATGTAGGGGGTGGTTGTGTATAGAGCAAGCCGATCTTGACCTTGCCCGTATCGTAAGGTGTGTTTCTTTCCATTATTTTCTCCTTGAGTGTGTATTATATTGTCCAAGAGTAGACAGTTGTCAATAGGGTCTCCAGTATAAAAGATCCCCCATAAGTACAATTACTAATAACAAAAGTACTACTCTTTCAAACTTCTCCCATGGCGTCATCATTCTCCGTACTCCTTGTCTACATAGGCGGGGTTGCCTGTTTGGTCTCGATACTCTTTGGCATCTTTCTCAGCGTCATGCTCGTTGCCAAACACACCAAGTACTGTGTGGTTGTGGTTTCTGACTACGTACTTTGCCTTGTCAACTAACTCAACTAACTCAACGTCGTACGTCTCACCTTCCCCGACACGGGCTTTGGTAATGTCAAACTCATCGAACGCCTTGTTTGCAGCATCGGTACTGTTGTCGGCTTCGACCTCTACTGTCTGCCAGTAGGACATAACTACTTGTACTCTGTATTTCATTTGCTTCTTCCTTTGGTTGGTTATAAAAACATAGCGTGCATCAGGGCGTGTAGCAAACCATTGGCTCAGCCCTCTGTGGTCATCCTGCATCAGCGCAGGCGGATCCCATCCAGTCTTTCTCATAGTGCTCTCCTTGGGTTATGCATCGGGGACTGCGTCCCCGATGCGGGTTGATTAGGTCAACAGTGCAGGCAGTGTTGGCTTGAACGACACGGGCTTGCGTACATCCCATTGCGTGTAGTAGCAGATGACCTCGGCAATATTGCTTGACGCAGTGTAAGACTTGGTCGCATAGCTGATGAGACCAGACGCATCACCCTCGAGCAACATATCGTAGATAAGCTGATCGGCTACACATAGCTCAGCACGAGGCGAGTAGTCAAGTGCTGATGCCTCGAAGGCGTGCAGTAACGTAGTGATTGTGTACGCAGGCATCTCGTTAAGCCATATCTCCACGGTCTCAATGTCACACTGGGTCAGAGCAGTAGCAAGATCATCAAGCTCAGGGCGAATGAAACCATCCTCATCATCGGGAAAGTCATACGCTTTCTCGTCGTAGTTGGCGCTGTGTGCGCTGACACTTCGGGGATAGATGCCGAAGCTTGCGTTGTAGTCGTACATCTCGTCGTACTCGTCGTCCATGTAACTGCCGTACGAGCTTTTGTAGTCGTATGCCTTGAGACTCGCACTTTTGTAGCTGGGTATAAGACGCGATGGTGACCACGCATAGGTGTTGCTGAACCACAGATCATCGTGCTCGATACCCTGATCAAAGTTGACGTGTTGCATACGACCCTCGCCATTCATGAACACGAAGCGATTGTTGCCAATGAACTCCTCCATCATAGACACGAAGCCCGCATCGTACACAAGGTCAGGTGACGATGACACAGCGCTGTGCAAGTAGTCATTGATGAAGTGCCATGTATCTGACTTGTCCTTGTCAGCAGCATTGCCTGTGTGCAGGATGCCGTTGTGCATCATGGCGATGAAGCCAGGAATCACATCATACGGATGGCAGTTAACCATGTCAGTCTTGCCGTGCGTAGTCCAGCGGAAGTGAATGGCAATCTCACGATCGTCATTGGGTATACGCTGAATGAATGCATTGGCATCACCGAGATTCTTAGGCAGCGTCTTGGTAACCTTCAGTCCCTTGGCAGTGCCGTACATAAAGCCGATGCCGTCAGGATTGGAGGTAAAGATATCGCTCAGTAGCCCGTGTGTATCGAGCAGAGTTGAACGAACTTTGGAAGACTTGCCAGTAATAATTAGACACATAATAAAACTCCTTGAATTAAAAGATCGGGGACAGTGTCCCCGTTTGGTTGTTGTTGATTAAGCTGAGATAAGGACAGGGGCATTACCCATGACCATTGTGTTGAAGACATCTTCTTGCAGACGCCATATGTCGCCGTCACGCACATAGATAACATCGTCATCATTGATAACAGAATCGTCACCGCTGTACGGAAACACCGCCATCTCTACGCCAAGACATCTGAACCTGTTGAAGTACAAGCCGTGTCGGTTAGCGTAGTCACGCATACCATCGCCATCGTCATAGGCTACCTCCATGTGGTAGGCATGGTCATGCCCGTGGGCATAGCGAGTCGCATCCATGGTGACAGGGGGAACAGCGTCAGTGCAGGTGTCCTGCGCTGGCGCAATGACTGTCGGTGTGGATGTGTGTACATTGCGCACGCCGTACCACTTGACGAGCGCAGGGTACTGACCCGCCACAGTCTTGAGCCACTTGACGAACGATGTGCCATTGAGATCACGCCACGATGCGACACGACAGAACATGACAGACGCATGAGTGAACTCGATCTGCGCAAGCAGACGCTCCTTCTTGAGCGAAGCACGGAAGATACGCAACTCGACAGTGTTGTACTTGCCGTTGTAGCTGTTGTCCATGCTAAGACCAAGACGCTTAGCCTCACGAGAACCGAGGTTGCACATGTTGACCATGCGATAGCGCTCACCTGACTTGCCCTTGACCGCAGTCTTGGGGTTGGCAAGTA